TTAAATAGTGGGGCGACTTGCCTCGTGAACAGATAACACCTCCGCCGTCACCTTACCCAGCACGATAATCCCTTCCAGCCCTTCTCCGTCGATCGTCTCGCCGTCCAGAGTAATGATGCCCGTCCGGAACAGCCTTCCCAGTTGCGGGAACTCGCCAATCTGAAATGCGACCTTATCGCCAGGCTTTGGCTTCACCGATTTGTCAGCCAGCACGAATCCATCCGGCGTCTCTATCAGAATCATGTTGTTGCGGTGCGGCATCAGGATGTCGTTCAGGTCGATGCGCTTTTCAATGTAGTCGTTCGCAGGTGATGGAAATCCCATAGCTACCTCACGTATCCCATGTTTCGGAGCGTCCATGTCTTGTTCTCGCTCTGCTCAGTGACCAGCTCGAAGAAGAAATTCTGATAGTACCGTATCCACCTGTTGCACTCCTGCAGCGTCCAGACGTGGTTGACGTCATCGAGCTGCTTCTGGAATGCCGCTGTAGTAACTATCTGCCGCCCCATGCTGTCCTTTTTTATCGCAGCCATAAATGCGCCGTTTATGTCGCTCTCTCTTGCCATGCTAAATCCTCCACTGATAAATACTGTATGGATAAACAGTAATATCGATCAGTGGATTTGTTCAAGGTGAAGTGAGTCACAGATTTGTAAAGGGTCTGATGGAAAAGGATATTTTTGGTTAGCGTGTGACTTGCCGGTTAACGATAGCGGAAGTTGATTGGCATAGTGGTAATCGAGAGGTAGCAGCGATTAGTTAAGGCTACAATACAGTTACCCATCGTAAGATAGGTCTGTTTAGCTCTGGTTGTATAAAGATAGGCCTGAGGCTATTCCTGAAATCACCTAGATCGTATAGCATTCGCTCACCACAGAGCTATACTCAACACAATTATCAAAAATAACTCTAAAGATTATTTTAAGTTTGCCGATTTTGTGAGTATATGGTGACAAGGTTTCACCGGTACTTCTGGCATGGATGGTCAATCACCCCGTTAACAGTTAGTGCCGTTTTGTATATAAAAAATACAGCACAGATTGTAAATCGTGTTGATCGACCATACATAAGGAGTATGATTAATGTCCCATGAATTCCGCGATGCTGTGAAGTTACCTGGCATAGAAGCTTCTCTTGACGAAAAGCACCTGTACAACGTGCAGTTAGCGGTTAAAGCGACAATCGATTTCGTTGTTACCAGTTTTGAGCAGCTTGGCATAGACAAGTTTCACGAACTGGTTGACCCGTCTCTGGGTGAAATTGAAGACATTATCATGAGGCTTGATGTCGAAGCTAAGCGTATTGGAGCGATAAACTTACAGCAGATTTTGCTTGGCGCTCAGATTATGATCAATGACATCAAGGCTAAGAATCCCGAACTTTGCGAGCAAGGCGCTAAGTTTTTGAAAAACGCACAAATATTCGGTAGTTCACAGGACCACTGAGGAGAACGCATGATGACTGAACGTCAAAAATCTATCCAGACAATGCTTAAATTAGCCAACCGCCTCAACGAGATCGTCGCTGAGATGCAAATCCGAAAAGATGTGATGCTTGCTGAAAACAATCGCAAAGCAGCTTGATCGGATAAAGCCCAGCCCACACAGCTGGGCTTTTTTATGCCCAATCTCAAGAGTCCGCCATGTGCGGGCTTTTTTGTGCCCGCCGCTTGGCTCCAGTTCTGCCTCCCGTCTACCCTTACCTTACCCACCCCGCAGCCTGCTCAGACAGGAGCGGCTGAGTCATTGCCCGGTCGCCGGGCTTTTTTATGGTTTGGTGTTTTACCCACATGCTGTAACATTAAGCCCTGTATGCATAATGCATTCATAACATTCAATCAAATCATAAAAATAGGCCATGCTATGAGAAATAAAGTGGTATTTGCCAATCACTTGCGCGGAATATCTGCTTTGCTGGTCATGGCTGTGCATTTCGGGTGTGTGTATTTTGAAAGTAACGGCTTTATCTCTTCAAGATTAGGTAATTCACCTGATTTAAGCAGTTCAAATATGACCTTCATATGGCTTTGTAACAATGTTATAAATTTAGGCGTCGTAGGTGTTGCGATTTTCTTTTTAATAAGTGGCTTTGTTATAGATTACTCATTAAAGAAAATGAAGCCTAGCACGTTTCTTGTTCAGAGATTTTTCAGGATATACCCCACCTTTCTGTTTAGCACTTTAATATGCCTGGCAATAATAGCACTGAACTTTAATTTCAATCTGAATGCCGCCCCTGCATATTTGAACATAAAAACGGTTATGAGCAACCTCCTGCTTGTTAACCAATCGTTTGGCATACCCGACATTAACTTTGTGAGCTGGAGTCTGGCTGTAGAGGTTAAGTTTTATTTGCTGATGGCGTTTTCGTATAGAGCATCACAAAAAAGAAACGTATCAGTAGCCATAATAATCTCCACATTATTGTGCATGTTTTACTTATGCATCAACAACTATGGTAATGGTGCTGGGTTTATAGAAAGATTTATGTCTGATTTCAAATACCTTCCTTTTATGCTGATAGGGCTTTGCTTGAACAGGCTTATGAATCAAGAGTTAAGCAAGAATGGTACACTGCTGGCGGCGACCTATCTTCTGATGCTTTTCTTATCAGTTGAAATTCTGACAGACAACCCCAAAATAACTGCTATTATAGCAATGAATTATTCATATGCATTTTTAATTTTCATGGCGTTGTTTTTATTGCGCAATAAAATAATGGATAACTTCATCTTGGATTTTCTTTCCAGGATAAGCTATCCACTTTATCTTGTACATTCAGTATGTGGCTACGTCATAATAAGCGCCATGAAGGAGAAAGGGTTTGGGATTTTATTATCTTATGCTTTCGCCATAAGCTTTTCCATGGTGCTAGCTTATATTATGCATATATCAGTTGAAATAAAGTCTAATAAGGTGGGGAAGCGGATTACGTGTCCGCCCACTCCCCAGCAATCAATTCAACTATGATTCCGTCGAGTAAAGCACCTGTCCCTTCCTGTACTCAAGAAGCCTTGAGTCGTCATCCTCAACTTCTCCCTGATTAGGCCATACAGTGTCATCCTGGTGTTGTGCAAAAACCGAAATGATTACCTTCTGATCTTGGTTTTTAAACTGTACATATATCATTCTAAACCTCGTATCCATTTGCATAGAGAGTTATGGTTGCTGAGTTTGTCGAGGATAACGCGTAATAAAGGTTTGCTGACGTTGTGATCGGCATTTCACTAAATGATGAAGATGACGATAAGGCTGTACTGCCGGTAACTGTATTAGAGTGCCACCTTGCTCCGGAACCAGATGAATCAGGCGAGATGAAGGCATTGATTGAGCCGATACCGTTAGTTGAGATAGCACCGTCAAGTTTCTTAGCCCCTAAAGGGATGATTGAATTAGCTGAAAATGCCGTATACGAGCCAGAAGTTAGAGTCGATGAACTGAATATAGACGTCAGTGGAAAAGATACCTTTCTGCCTTTCAGCAATCCAACAGTGAACTGACTATTGGATAAACGCCATACTGCTATAAGTGCAGATGCAGTATAGCCAGAAGGCATATTTGCACCGCCATAAACTTCAGGTGCCACTGAGGATGTGACATTCACGGCTATTACAGATGCTACACCAGTTGCGGCATTGAAAATTGCATATAGAGCAACAAATCCTGCGGAAGGAGCAGAACCTGTGTCCATACCGCCTGCGCCGGTGCTTGCAAGGTTAATGGTGGCACTATAGTTATAAACTTTCCAGAAGCTCCCTCCAAGTCCCGTTCCAACAACTATTTCATCTGCAGTTAATGTGCCTGTTGCGGCTGATGATGGGATGCTCATCAGCATATTTCGGCTGCTACTGATCAGGCCGGTAGTCGCTTGGTGAACAAATGCAGCTGATGCAGTTTGAGTGCTATTGGTAATAGCGGCCGCTGTCGGAGTCGTGGGAAGACCACTCGTAGCCTCGCAAAGGAACCATGCTGAAGCCGATGACACCCATAGAACTCGTACAATGCTGCCTGACACTATTTCCGATGCGGTTAATGCCGCACCAAATTTATTCAATATAGGGAAAGCACCTAAGGCGCAAACATTCAATGTCGATGCACCGGTATTGGCGCTTAGAGCTTTAAAGATGATTTCCATCCCAGAGGAAAGTGATGAAATCCCAGGTGTGATATTTACGACATAGGCATTTGCAGCGCCTGAATCATTGCCATAACGCAGCAAGTTTCGCTGTATGCTGTCGAAAATCCCGGCTGATGGGATAAATGGTGCGTTAGGGTACAGGCTAATATTTGAGGCAGTCACAGTGCTAGCACCCTGTGCGACAGTAATCACCCAAGCCGCCGTATAGCCCGTATCAGCCGATGGCGTAGTCTGTGTGCCGGTGGTAGCTGATACGCCTGCTTTTAGAGCAACAGTACAAACGCCAGAGCGAACGGTATTCTGAGCTGTGCCAGCGTTGTTCGGACCACTATATGCCACAGATGGATTTGCAGCGTTATAGTACGGAAGAACTGTTGCACCGGAATCTGTATCGCTATAAGCCACCTGAATTAGGTAGTTGATACTCTGCCCTGCTGTGGTCGGAGCGGTCAGCGTGAAGGTCGTAGAACTGAGGGTTACACCCTGCTTCAGAATAGCATTCGTAGTATCAGCAGCTAATGAGGAGTAGGCGGTACCGTCCACGTTCTGCAGACTGTAAATCTGACCTTTGGCCACGTTCACAACCATTGAGGCAGGTGATGATGGCGTGCAGGCAAGACCATGCATGTAGGTGTTAGAGCCCATCAGAGCAGCGGCAAGCTTGGCCAGCCCCATCATGGCGTATTTATTCGTGTTGAGCAGGTCAGTTTCGAGCGGAATAGCACCCGGGTAAACTATTTGACGATCCATTTATGATTCCCAATAAAAAAGCCACCAATACTGTGGCCTGTTGAGGATTGTGAATTGAGATGATTTATTGCAGTCGAACCCAGGCAATAGTGCCTTCCATTTTCACAGCTGCGATAGCTTCGTAAATCTGCGCATCCGTTACTGTACCGGTAATCATTTCCTGTGAAGCATATTGCCCGCGCGAAGGACTACTGTAGCCAGATGGCGTTGTCTGATATCCCGCAACGTAGGGAATGCCTGTTCCTTTAGGCCTGTAAGCAATAACAAATGCCTGATACGGGATCATCAGTGAGCCATATCCGCCTGCGACGCCATACCCAATCATTGGGCCGCCATATGACCCCGTATCCATGGGGCGTTGTGGTTCAAAAATGGCAGGCGTATTGCCCGTTAAATCTTCAAGAATGTCGATGATAGCCTGTCGCGTGCCGCGTGCCCGAAACAGGTTAATCTTCATCTGATTTCTGAACAGATCATCAGACTGGCCTGCCGCGCGCTGCAGATTGGTGCCAAAAAAGTCATATGCAGCGACGTCAAGCCACCCGCCGCTGGCAGTACTCATCCGTGTTTGCAATCTCGCGTAAATATAAAGTGAATAACACCAAGCCAGTGCGTTTGCGCAGGCCGTGAGAGCACCGGTCAGTAAAGGGTTACTATCGCCAAACCAGGTGGATGGAAGCAGCCCCTTCAGACGCGTATAAATATCGTTTTGGTCACCTGTCGCCATTTAGCTCACCGAAATTGTGCCGGCACGAATAACCTCTTTTGCTGAGGCGGCAATATCAGCGGTACCGGAGTTGAGTGTAAGTGACGTGACATTCGTCACCAGTGAGCTGGCTCCATAGGCGACTTTTACCAGCTGTGTGTATGCCAGTAGCTGACCCAGCGACAGGCTTGCTATATATTTCTGAATCGCCGCCTGCACCAGTGCCACAATGGTTGCATGGTTTCCGGATGAGTCGGTAGTGATGACCAGCGCCACATTCGCCGTCACTACGGATGGCGGAAAAACACCAAATGAAACTGTAAACCCGCGGACGGCATCAATGGCTGAATATGCCTGGCTGATAAATGTGCTGGATGGTGTACCACTGCCGTCATCTACCACTGCGTAGAAATAGCCAGGCTGAGCGGTACCGTTATAGGCGTAATTTTCAGTCAGGGTATAGGTCACGCCGCTCTGCATGCTGCTAAGAGCGTAACCAATTGCCGCTTTCGTCGCCTTTGAAAGTGAAGCAATCCACAGCACAAAGCGGGAGCGGAAGGCATCATCTGTTTCCGCATCTTTCCCGTTAACATACGTAGTGCTGTTGGTTACCGTGTCGACGTACTGGATTGATCCGGAAATAACGGTGATTGTGCCAGCCTGAGCGTTGCCAGCCGCGCCTGCAATGTTTGCCTGAACGGGCACGGACTGAGAAATCACACCAGCAGCTATCACATAGCCAGACTGAGAGGCGTCATATGCTGAATTGGTTGTGTCTGCGATAACCGAGTAAGACTGCGTACCGTCTGTGGTGGTTACCCCTGATCCGACCGGGATAAGCGCCTGATTGGCTGCTGTAAATCTACTGAACGTTGCCTGCCCCGTTGCCTGCACTGCTGACAGGCGTGAGAAGCTGAAATCAGCCATCCATGAATCTAAATCCTCACCTGAGCAGGTAGCCGCACGAGTGGTCACCAGCAGGTTCACTATAAGCTGCTGAATCCACATCGCAACGCCAGCATTCGATTCGGCCAGCGCGCGAAGGATGCTGCCTATTGCCAGATCGACGAGACCAGCAGCTTTAGCCTGCATCGCAGTGACCTGATCGCTGACCAGTGTGGCGAATGTTTTGGTATTGAGTGATGCCACGTTTTACCTCGTTACGTCAAAGCTGAGAGTTTCCGGCGTGCCTGATGTGGCGTCGGTGTACTTAACGGAAACACTTACGCCCCCTTCGATAAGTGCCAGACCGATGGAGGGGGATGGGCTGGATGCTACGGCCTCCTCAAGCAACATCTGCCCGCTAATAAGAGCTTTCCATTCGTTGAGATTCACGCTCTGGCCGACCTTCTGTCCGAGTCCTGCACCGTATTCCGGATGAAACACGTAATCCCCTGGATTTGTCATCAGGCGGCGCAGTATTCGCTGCTTTCCCCTTTCCGTTCCGGTGACAGGCCGAAGGTCGCCCGCAGGCGAGGTGCTCAGGTCACCGCCCGTATAGTGGTAAATGTCGTACATGAGTCACCGCTATGAGAGTTGTTGGTTTGGCTTGCTGGTAGTGCCGCCGCCGTCGCCGTTTTCAGGGTGGGTATGGCCGTTGTATGTGGTGCGAACCTTTTGCACGGTGCCGTAAGTGCCGTTGTTGTCACTGATGTCCTTAACCACCACCAGATTGTTGTCCATCAGGACATCACCACCAGTGAAATGGTGCGCCGGGGCATCATAGGTGATTTTGGTGGCAGAGCTCAGCAGCACTTCACCGCTATTGAGAAACTTCAGAAGCGATCCGCTTTTATGAATCAGCCAGAATTCTCCAGAAGGCGGCCCCGGGCAACGGTCTTCGTCGTTGTAAAACTGCCCCGCCGCCATCCCTGCCCCCATCAGCCCGGAATCAAATTCGACCTCGACCTCAGCGCCAATCATTGGACCTGCCGCAAGCCCCCAGCCATTACCTACCCATGGAGAGCCGAGTGGTATCCAACCTGTTTCCTCGCCTGTTGGCTGCAGCTGTACCTTGACCGCATAGCTTGCCGGGTCGTAGGCGGTGATAATCCCCTGTCGAGTTCCGCTGTCACCTGCCGATGTCTGCTGTGCTGCGCCCGTCACTGCGTTCAGTAATGCTCTCATTGCGTCACCTCCAGGGCCGGGCTGTGATTTTTCCCGGTTACGCTCATCGTGTAACCATTTTCCCAGCTCAGAGAGCGACGCACACTGTCACACCAGTAAAGCTGGTCAAATGGGCTTTGCGTGCCTTCAATTCTCACCAGCGTCTGAGGCTTCAGGAGGTTATCACCGGCAGTTGAGCCGCTGAACTTCATCTCATGCTGCACCACATTGCGATAAATCGTCTGTGCCAGCGCGTAAGCCGACTCAGGTGACAGGCCATTCCGGATGATACGGTATACCTGTGTTTTAGCCGTGGCATTACCGGGTGTTGTTCCTTTAGCACTCTTCGGGTAGGAGGCGACAAATTGCTTATTCTTCCGTTTTGCATTCCAGCTGAGCACCTCAACTGTCACGCCTTTGGAAATGGTGAGCGCGCGTGAAAATGACAGGTCGTCAGATGTATTACACTGCGGGAACGCCAGCAGGCCGGGAGGCTGCCAGCGAATGACGTAATTATCAGCCTTCGCCTGGTCTTTAACTGGCTCAAAATAGAGCCTGTCGTCGTCCACATATACCGAGAAGTTCTCGATGCCAGCCAGCGTGGTAATTAAATCCCACTCAGTCTGCTCGCCAGTCAGGTGCGCGCTGTCGATCTGGTAAAATTCCCCAAACCGTTGCGTGGTGGCTGTCACAACTGGCGTCAGGCTGTGGCGCTGCGCCAGCATCGTGGCAATCTGCGAGCTGGTGTAGTTCTTAAAGCTTTCGCCAGCTGACTTGGCGTCAATCAGCAGCGCAGTGAAGTCACGGCCATCAGCTGAAATCTCAAAGCGCGCCGGGTCGTAATGCCAGTTGTCGATATTACCGGCGATGAGTTTTTTCTCGTCGGTGCCTGACTGCGTAATGATCGACGCGTACAGCTCAACCTTAATCGTCGTCTGAACCGCCCACCAGTTGAGCATCTGCATATTGGCAGGCAATGCGGAAATTGCCAGTGTCAGGTCAAACGTCGATGCGCCTCGAAATGAATTGCTTTCCACGCTAAATGCGACAAACGGGACTTCAGCGCCGTTCAAACGACAACGCCCGCTGATATGTCGGGCGCTGGGTTCCACTATAGGGTTGTTTACATCCATGGCTAACTCGTCGGGTTGGCAGGAATAGTCAGGGTATTTATGCCGCTTAGCTGCGGGTCAGTCAGGTCATTGGCAGAAGCAATACTGCTCCAGAGAGACGCATCGCCATACTGGTCTGAGGCCACCTGGTAAAGATTGCCACCGGACTGTGTCACCGTCCGGACACCATCTGCTGTCTGCCCCGAACTCACATTTTTATTCAGGCGGCCCAGCACATTCTGAAGACTGTAAAGCGCCGGAATGCGTGTGCTCTGATCCGCCTGGCTAAGCAGGTTACTTACCGTAGTTGAAATCGGGTTGCCGGGGACTAGCCCACCCAGAGTGGTTATCTGGCTGGCCGCCGATTCGAGTTGGCTAATCTGCTGCTGAACAATAGTCTGTGCAGCGATGATTGGCCTGACTACAGCCTGAACCTGATCAACGGTGGCATGCGCGAAATCGGTAACCTCTTTTACGGCGCTTTGTACCGTGGTGACTGCGCTGGTCACCGTCGAGACATCAATGATGTCAGACAGGCCCAGAGCCTGCCCGATATCACTGTCCAGTAGTCCCTGCAGTGCACCAGTCAGCGCATCCACTTTTAGCGGTGAAGCATTGTTCGCGACTATTGCCACTTCGATGGTGTAAGGCCTGCGATAAATGAACTCGTACACCGGCGTAAAGGCGGTGATGACAACCGAATAGCTGTAATCATCCAGCGTCAGGGTTAATTTCTCGCCAGCGTCGCGCATCCTCTCAAGGGCTTTGACGCGTTCGCCTGACTGAGAGCCGGTAATAACTCCTGACCATGTCAGAGGGTCATACTCGACTCCCAGAACGTCAATGACGCGCTTTCCACCGACCATCTGATGCAAAACCGTCTTTTGCCGACCCGGCAGCGCAAGGCGCTCAGGGACTTCGAAATCAAGAAACTCGAAATCCCCGATCACCAGGCGGGTGACGGTTGGATCTAACCCCTGCGCGAAGTTATTCAGGGCGCTTGTGAACGACATGGATACTCCGTTATTGAGTTGAGGCTTTGCTTACCTGACCCGGATAGACCATCAGCATTGATGAGTCGTAAGCGCTGGTAGATGCAGGGGCTTTAGTGGCCTGTTTGCTCATGCCGCTAACCACCGTAGCCACCAGCACCTGACGGCCCTCATGCGTCATCATCAGATTTACTGGCTGATTAGCGTTGCTGCCACTGACTGGAGGGATAGCAGGATACTTTCCTGTTTTGCGGTAGGATTGCTCGCTGGCACGTTGCTTATCGAAATCCGCCTGAGTTGGTGACCACGGCTTATAAGTAACGCCGCTATCCTCAGAATTCTGACGGCCCAATCTCATAATCTCAGCGTTTTCCTGAGTCTGAGAAACGGTGCTTGTTGGGTACAGTGCAGCAGCGATCACGGCCGTAATAAGCGCTGGCAACCCACCAAGCGCAGTGGAAAGCCCAGTAAGTCCGGTTGTTGCAGAGCGACCTATAAGCAGGTCGATACCCCAGCTCGCAAGTTTAAGCGGAGATATCAATGCGCCGGCTGCATGTTTGACGATCCAGAAACCACCACTAACCGCAGCAAGGCCAGTGACTGCCAGTGCGGCCTGCGCGACAAACTTCGCCAGCTCGGGATGTTTATGTGCAATTTCAGTCATCCGCTGCATTGTAGTGGTCAGGCCGTCCAAGCCTTTGGTAAAGGTATCCAGCAACCCTCCATCTTTGCCCATAACCAGCTGAAGGTTTTCCCACTTCTTCTCGAAGTCCACAACCTTACCGTTATAAGTACCTCCCACTGCTCCGTAGGCATCATTCAGACCGCGCGCCATTCCATATGACTCAACAGAATGATGAATTGTTGCCAGCTGCTTATCTATGAGGTTGAACATTTTGCCACCGGTACGACCAAAAATAAGAGCGTTCTCGCGCTGTATTTGGTCTTCGGTGTAATTGTTCTTGCGGTAGATCGGGAGAATCATTTTCTCGTAGTAATCCACTGGGGACTGGCTGAACATCTGCGAGTTGATCAAAGGGTTACCAAGGAATCGCTTAACGCCACCCATTTTATTAAGCTCAATCTTGCTGGCGTCCCATACGCCCATCTTCATTAAATCGTTAGTGACCTGATTTGGCAGCTTAATGATACCGTTTAGCCGGTTGTAGGACGTCATGAGAGCATCACCTGCCGAGCTACCCTTCAGCTCGCCGATGATAGGCTCAAGCTCCGCAAACAAGGCTTTGTTGCTCAGATTGAAGGCTGACGTGCCTGCTTTAGCCATAAACTGACGATATTGGGTAAAGTCGACGTTACCGCCTGATGACTGGATCGCTTTAAAACCTGCATCCATCAACTCATTGAAGCGTTGCGGGCTTTTCAAACCGCCTGCTGTCTCTACAAAGCGGAGCATGTCCATTTGCTTGGCTGTCGTCATCTCCTTCGAGTGCTCATCAAGCCCCTGAGATGCAAAGTTGATGCGAGCCAGAACCGGAGCCGCCATTTTCGCTGCCCGTAACTGCTCTTCGAGAGTTGCGGCGCCAGATTCACGAAACACACCCTGCGCTTCAGTAAAATACTTCAGCATGTCAGTCGTGGATGTACCAAGGATTTTGGTGGTCTGTGCGAAATTCTCCGCATCCTTTCGAGCCGCCTCGCCCATCCCATACTGATTGAATTTCTCAGTCATAGTCTGATATTTGGCGGCCTCATCAACGAATCCATCCAGCAACTTAAAGCCTAAATAGCCTGTGGCCAGATTAGTCATGCCATCCGAGTGTGAGCTTCTGCCGGGTCCGTTCCCGTTACCACCACGGCCTCCGCCACCGCCTCCATCTCCAGAGCCACCACCACCCCAGCCTCCAGGCGGAACTCCATTTTTCCAGCCATGCCAGCCAGTTCCGCCGCCCGATGGAGGAGGTAATGCCAGCATTCCGCCCGCGTTACCAAAACCACCACGGCCGCCGCCAGAAGCAAGTACGCCAGCCGCAGCTAAACCATAACCGTTATAGCCAATGCCTGATGGCTGAACTGGCGGCAGCGCTCTTCTTGTAAGCTCACCGTCAAAAACCCTCCCGCCAATGAGCCCCGCGTTACCATAGCCATTTTCTCTGGGAATGTACTGACCACTTTTCCCGGCATTAGAAATCAATCCGCCCGCAAGGAACGGCAATGCACTGCCTGACGATGCCTGGTTAAAGCGGGCAGCAGAACCAGCAGCCTCTCTTGCGCTATTAGCAGCATTACTCATCGCTGAGGCATATTCGCGGGCACCTCTCGATGCGCCGGAAAATTGGTTGCTCAGGGCGCGGTTCATTGACCGAATGGCGGAGGTGGCTTCCCTGGTAGCACTGGTTACCGCTTTGATGTGCTTTGCCATCTCAACAAATTTTTTATTCAGCTCGATGGCATCACGGCTAACCTGCATCATGTTGCGCGTAATCTGGTCATCAAGCGCGAGGCGCACGGCTACGCGGTAAGCCTGAACATCCATAGAAACCTCGTTTCACGGGCATAAAAAAACCCAGCCGGAGCTGGGTTCAATGATTAGATTCGTTCTACTTGTCCGGTACGCACTCACCGAAGACATATCCCTCTTTTTCGTTACGAAGGACGTAGGAGTTTTTCAGCTTCACGAATAACAAGTTGTTCTGTTTTGCGGCCAGCACGGTCTCACCATCTTCAGATTTCACTGGTTGAAGTTCAGGACTGGTGATTTTGTTTTTGCCGTCTGTTGAAAATGTGAAAGTGTTGCCCGTATCAAGCACGGCAGCATCCCGGCTGATAATCTCGACCGATGGGCCTGAGTCGCCATTGTCGAGGTTATGAGTCAGGCTGCACTTAAACATTTGAGCGGCTGACGCCGGAAGCGCACAAGCTAGAAGTAGCGCCAACATTAAGCTTTTCATCGCATACCTTGAGTTATGTGTGGTGGCAAAAGCGTAGCACGGCGTGACCGCAAGGTGGTGCAAGCTAAGAGCATTGCCTGTAAAAAGCATTTCAGAGATTATAGTTAGCTAAATGCATTTCTAAACGCGAGGTTAGAGCAAGTGGATAAATTTAGTCGCGAATTACAAAAGAAAATTTTGGATGAGCTTTACCACTCTTTTCCTAATAGCCTAGAGCCAGATAAGTATGAAGAGTTAAAATGTTTCTTTAATAATGATGACATTCTTGTTGCTAACATGCTTTATTTAGAGGCGCATGGGTTGATTATAAGCGGCTTAAACGAAACAATGTCAGGTTATTACATAAACTCTAGCGTCACAAAAATAACCGCGAAAGGAATCGACTTTATCCAACATGATGGAGGCTTATCAGCAATCTTAAATGTGCATACCATCAAATTCCATAGGGATGCAGTAGTTGTTCTTGAAGATCTGATTACAATATCAGGGTTTACCGATGCAGAAAAAGTAAAAGCAAAATCAGCCTTAGCAGAAATGACTACTGAAGCAATTAAAACCGTCGTTCAAACTGCAACTTCTGCCGGGTTGTCAATCCTGATGAAATGAGTGCGTACATTTCCAAATGGACCGATAAAATTTCATTGTTGGGCTTTTTAAAAAGCCTTAAACCCACGCGCAATTGCCCGCCCAATCGACTCCATTAGCGGGTCAATCTTTCGCACGTAAGCAGGCCCGATGAATGGCCTCGGCGGAACGCGGTCTGTTCCAACTTCCTGCCAGAGACCAATTTCGCTTTTCGTACCAACAATTGCTGCAAGCCCCAGAACTTCGCTTTCAATGGTGTCTCTCAATACGCCAGAGCGTAGTAGTGGTTCGTCAGCAGAGTAACCAGAGTGCATGCGTGCTGTTTTGGTTGCCTCCTCAAGAGGTGACCACGCATTAAACGGGCCGACTGCCGGCTGATACTCACCAATCTCTTCTCGCGCCGTTTCCTCGATCTCTTTTACGATGACACGGAAACCAACCTCAATCTCAGCGGCGATTTTGGCGGAGGCGAACGACATCTCCCGCGCAAACACATCAAGGTCCATCAGCTAGCCTCCTCCCATTCACCTGTATTCCAGTTGTAACGACCGCCCTCGAACTCCCGCATAACCACACCCATTGCGATGCGCTCATGTGGCAATAATTCGCTGAGGCCGGAGAAAATGACGCTGAAAGGAACCCCGGATTTCATCAGCCAGCACTGGTTAACGAATTCGGGGTTCTGCGCTAGTTTTTTGCTGCGGCTTCCGTTGCCTCATCATCTTCTTTGGACTTTTCGCGCAGCCAGGATGATGCAGCCTTAAGCCCATGTTTACCGAGGATCGCCAGCATGGTTTCGACCTGCTTAGGGTTCTGCGGAACCGGGTAATCATCACCATCGATTTCTGCTACGGCAGCGACCGGGAAAGCATACAGGTTCATATACATCACGTTCATTGCCATTTCCGGGCCGACTGCCACGGTCAGGCGGGACTCCTGAACCGGGTCCAGCTCGCGCATGGTGATGAGACGACCTTTGGCATCTTTAACCTGATTGGATTTTACGTCTGCCACCGCTGATGCAGGCTGGTCATTTTCGTGCACTGTTACCTTTGCCATTATTTATCCTTAGTTCACTTTCTTACGGCGGTTAGCGGTGAATGACAGCGTCTGGCTGACGGTCTTCTCACCCTGCTTGTTACCAGCATCGGTCAGATGGAAGGACACACCCTCATAGCGATAAACGCTGATGGTGCCGTTCGATTCTGTGATGCTTTCAGTGATAGTGCCGCGCTGCTGATCGATACCGTTGAAGTAGTTTTCTTCCCACTGCGCCCAGAAGTCATCCAGCGTGCCGTCCATACGCTCAGCAGTAATAGTGCCGTTCCAGCCGGTGGGGATCTGCAGCTCGTCGCTCACACCATTCAGCGGGGTGATTTTCTGGTTGGAGACCTGCGGCTTGGCGTCGAAGGTCATGATTTTTGGGATGCGTAGCTTCCCGGTTGGTGTGGTGATATCAACAGCGACATCGCGGCCTACTGTGTAGCCAAGTTGCGGCATGGTATTTCTCCAAGAGAAAGCCCCGCACTAAGCGAGGCCTGAATGGTTAGCTGGATGGGTTGTTAGATACCGCGATAGTGACGCTGCCACCGCCTTCCAGATTCACAAGGAAGTAGCGCACCACGTTCAGATACTTGACCTGCACATCCGCCACCATATAGCCAAGAGCAACCTGTGAATCAGAGTTGTTCGACGAATCCAGTTTCACAGAAAATGCCGGGCCGCCATTGGGGTCGCCAATCATATCCTGATCTTCAAGATTAGAGAGGAACGCCTCAATGGTGCTCTTCGTCTCGCGTCGCAGTTCGGCCGTCTGGTTCTGCCCCACTACATCACCAAAGCTTGCCGCGATAGTCAGCGACAAGAAGTTAGTCATGCGGGTGTAGGTGTCGTCATTCTGGCTCTGAACAGAGCTGCAGTTACGGCCTGAACGCATGCCAAAGTAGTTACCGCCCGGGCATGGATTGGTAATCACATCCAGACGAGCTGAGTTAATCGCGCCAATCTCAGGTGTCGAGTAAGGCTGATTTGCCAGCTGCCGCTGAGTGGCAACGATATTGCTGATGCGCTTATTCAGGGTGGAGATATGCGGTGAACGGGCGGCAATATTGGCCGCTTCGAACGTGGCCGGGGCAATCATGCGATTCACACCGTTGACCGTGTCTTTCCAGTACCCCCAGTCACCCACAATCGCTTTGAAATGCCAGTCATCCACACCAGCATTATTCAGCAGCGTGCTCAGCGCTGAGTAAGTAGTACCGGATGCGCCCTGGCTGATGGCAAATGAACCCTCAGCAGTTGCGAACGTTGCCATGGTCGGCCACGCGCTGCTGTCTGTCAGGTCGACAAGGTTCATCACCTGCGAGTTGGTGCCGCGCAGCGCATACATTCCCTTGCGGGTGGTGCTTGTGCCGTCAGTGCCGAGCAGGGTTGAATCAGTGATGGTTGTAGCGCCATCGGTACCGCCCGCCATAGTGTAGCTTTTGGTGACATCAGGCAGTGCGGTGCTGGCACCCACGTTTGCCACGGCCAACTGACTGGCACCGCGAACACTGGTCTGTCCATTGTTCACCGCACTGACGATGTTCTGCCAGAGGATAAGGCCAGTGCCGGTGATGTTATCGAAAACCTCTGCGCTCTGGCCAGGCAGGTTGATCGTCAGTTTGTACGAGTTAACCGCCGTCCCGGCAGTGATTGCTGCCTGTAAGGTGTTACCGCGCGTACCGGTATAGATTGCCGTAAGTGTAAGGCCCGTGGCTGGCGTGCTGGCCACATCTTTGAGCGCAACGCTTGCGGCGACATCTGTACCGTCAGTAACGCGCACGCAGTGCAGATTTGAAGCTCCAAGCTGCAACGAGATAGCCACAGCCGTAGTCAGATCGTACTTGCGAACCTGAGGTGAGCCCAGATAAAGCGCCTGGTCGGTGTCTGAGCCGATCAGGAACGCGCTGTTTACAGGTCCCCAACTGCCAATACCGACGAGGCCAAGGCCATCAGTCGCCACGCCATTGATGTAGCGGGTCTTCGGCGCAATCACCTGCACGTACAAATCAGGTGCAGAGAGCGCAGAGGTGTTCAGACTGCCTGCTTGATAAACCGGCATGTTCTTCTCCAATAAAAAACCCGCCATCATCGGCGGGTCTGGTTGGGACTGAGGTGAATTACGCGGCGCGTTTAATCACGTAGACAGCCTGATCGCCACCAAGGATTTCTTTGATGGTGGTGACATCTGTAATTTCTTCGCCAATTTGATAATCAGCGAAGGCAATGCGAACAACGAGGATATATCCCAGCGTTTCAGCTTTTGCGGCAGCTGTTGTAGCCGCCGTGGTAGTTGCCGCCGCTGCGGTAGCTGCAGTCTGCGCGCTGTCGGTATCAGCCATGGTTTACTCCAGAAGGGTTTTAATCGGGTTGCCTGAGGCGTCAGTGACGTGCATAACGGGAGCGACGATCTGCGGCGCGGCAATAGTTTGGGTAGTGGCATAGTTGACTGTGTAAATCAGGTCTCGCCGGTAAATCAGGTAGTTTTCGCTGGCGTCGGTATCAAACTGCCGTGTGTAAAACAGCAACGATGGCGCACCGTCACCCAGCGAGATACTGCTGTTTTCAGACAACATAGCGTCAACAGCAGATGCAATGAGCACCCGCATGGCCGGCGTGGGTGCCCAGATGGTTATCTGGAAATCCTTTGCCTGCCTGCGAAGCTCGCGCATCGCCGTACCTACGCCGCCAGTCCGGGCGACAACAGAGCCACCACTCGCCAGCGTGATGACTGCTCCGCTGCTGGTTGCCCCCGGAATCTGGTTAGCCATAGCCGTGGCAACTGTCGCCAGCGTGTCGCCGCCCTGCACGGGATAGTGATATCCGGCACCGTCAATCAGAAAATACACGTTTGTTGGCACTGAAACAGCGCCGGAAAGCGTGATGTTCAGCCCGTTAACGGTGGCGATCATTGGCGGGTCGCTCTTTTCGATAACCCTGTACGGCCTACCCAGCTCGCTACCAATCTTCCTTTCAGACGGTAGCGCCCAGATGGATATATGCGTACCACCAGCGTTGATATCTTCCTGAAGCACGTTAGGCACCGGCCAGCCTGGGTAAATCTTCACGACTGAGCCGGAAATACTCGGTGATGATGTGCCGCTTGGATATACCGTTGCGGCGATCATTCCGGTAATCGTGTTGCTTACATCAGATGAATCAGCCATATCACACCAGTGCCTGCATCGCGGTTATGCGCCAGCCCATGTCACTGAGTTCTGCGCTGGAAATGACGTAACGGCGGCCAATGTCGTCGGTGATGATGTCGCTGGTGCGCAAAACGATGTCGCCGAAAGCCGGAAACAGGATTGCATACCATGGCGTTTTGGCATCAGCGGGCAGATTGACGGGGCTTTTCTCCCCTTTCGTGCCCTGCAGGATGCTGGCAGGCCAGCCAGACATAATCTCCACTTCATTAGCGGCAGTTGTGCCGCCGTAGCCCTGCACTCCGCCGCCTCCGGGCGTCTGCGTCGTTCTCAGCACCCTGATAGTGCGATTGGTCTGCACACAGTAAATCGGCAGCGTGGTTTGCATTGCGGCCACAAAGAAGGTGCCATCCTCCGGCGATACCAGAAAATCACCCGGCAAAAATTCACGCCCGTCGAACACGCCCAGCCAGGTGGCCTGACCGTATTTGTTCGGTGCGCTGTAGGTGAAATTTGTGGTGAAAGAAGCTGGCAGCGTCTGCAGAGAAGCAGTTTCGAGAGGATTGAATGCGCTGACTGCCCGATACTGCTGAGCGCTATACCCGATACGCTTCGCTGCCTTACCGTAGCCGATGTATACCTTCTCTCTCAGCTTTGCAGCATCCATTTCAGCACCTGACTATCTGAGTGGTCCCGCTACCAAGGGCTGGCCCGGGCGCGATGCCAACGAAGCCGCACAACTCGCGACGCCACTGATTGAACAGCCGCGTGCGGTCGCGCACTTCATTCGTATTTCGCTTCCAGACTGCAGCCTGATCCGTATCGAGGTTGTCACCTGCGCCGGTAATGGCTGATTCGAGCGTCTTCAAAGTAGTGACATAGTTCACCACCACGGCCTCTTCCTCAGCGCTTAGCGTATTGAGTCGGTGGTAAAGCGTCTGCCAGGCACCTGATGAAACCCAGCCGTAAGCCATATCGCTGGTATTCGTTGCAGGAATATCACCCTGCATCGGATAGCCCATGAAGCGGCGCACATCAACAAGTTGACTGGCAGTCAGCATCACTCAGCCTCTTCTTTTTTCACCGTCCAGCCGCCTGAGTAGTAGTTGTGTACTTCATCAGGATGGACCTGTGCGGTATGGGGCGCAGGATGAATTTCAGGGTTACGCACCATCGTTACAAACGCAGCTGATGCCGCGGACTGCAACTCAGTACCATTTCCGGCACCCTGTACATTCGCAATCTCACTACCTTCGGTGACCACCTCTGGCGCATTGTCTTCGGTTCCGTCAGCCTTCTTAGCCATTTTCATTCTCCGGTAATAGCCGCCAGTTACCTGGCGGATTGAGGATTAGCCCAGCAGGATTGCCGTATGCTCAGGCTTGATGTTTGCACAGCCCCATGCGGCAGCGATCTCGTAATGCACGCGCTTATACTGGCGGTACATTGACACTTCAAACGCCATGCCGGTGCGTGGGTCGGTAATGGTGATGCGGTCATCGGCCATATCACCTTCCTGCGGCAGCGCCGGGGCACGGGTTGCCAGCAGGATGGCCGAACGACTGAACGCGAAGTTAGCCGTAAAGCTGGCAGCCAGCGTAGCGGTAGCACCTGAGGCAACATTTTCACGCAGACCCGGAGCACCGATGGTCAGAGAGCCACCAGCCAGAACGCCAGTAACCACGTACTTGTAGTTGCCGATGATGATGATGTCGCCAGCCAGGATGGTGCCAGTGCCGGTCTGTACCGGGATAACGGTAGTGCCTACAGTCAGCGCGCCATTGGTCACATAGCTCGCGCCAGTGCCCGGAGCATGCGTAACCACGCCAGCGGACTCACGCACTTTGAAGCCGTGAAGTTCCAGCAGCGTGCCCTGAGCGCGCAGCTCGTCGGTGCCTGCTTCGTTCGCTTTGGTAAGCTGGGCCAGCGTGCGCAGATTCGCACCTGCGGTGGTGTCGATTACAGCCTGCAGCTCACTCAGTGGCGCGCCATTGTCAGAGAGGATTTTACGAACCTGTGCAGTGTCGCTCAGGTCTTTCGCAAAAGGAGTCACACCGGCAGTGCCCGCCGCACGAGATGAAATAAGCGCGAGCTTACCGAGATCTGATTCCATCTCGTTCACCAGCGTACGCATTGCCTGCGCAATCTGGTTACGGCGGATATTGGCGTAGCCAGGTCCGTTATTAACGCCCTTCTGCTCTTCGCCAGTCCACTGGAAAGGCACCATGCGTGATTTCTGGATGGTGAATGGCGTGTTACCGATATTCTGATCGCCGGTATTTGGCGGCAGCTGACCGGGTACGACATCCTGCGCAGCAGCAGCAGGTGCAATCGGGATGCGGATCGCTTCGCCAACGGCGGCACGTTCTGCGGACGGGTCCAGCGTTACAGCAGGGATGAAGCCGGTCAGTTCGCGTGAGACGATATCGCGCGCCGCGAACAAGTCCGGGATAAGGCCGGTGAGGTTGTTAGCCATTCAAGGTTTTCCTGTTAATCAGTAATAGTTACACCGGCACCGATCTGGCTGCTCTGGTCCTGCGGACTGAGCGACTCGAACTGCGCACGGCTGATAGTTTTGCCACCCGTACCACCATTGCCGCCATTGGAGCCGCCGCCTGATGCACCGGTGCCTTTGAGGATTTGATCTTTATACGGGTAATGTTCGACGAGAATCCCCAGCGCTTCATCGAAACCAGCCGGTTCACCGGGGTTACTGGCGCTGAAAATCTTGTTGCCTGATTTGTCGTAAGCGATGACGCTGTCACCTTCGAGCTTGAAGCTTGAACCGAATCGTGATTCCACCATGTCGGCTGGGATGTTCAGCTTGTCAGCAATAAACTTCGAGCGGGCAAAGCTGCCACCCACTTTCTCGGCAATCAGGCGGCCACTGAGGTCGTCGCGCTCTTTAACAATGGGCGCATACTTCTCTTCTACTGCCTTAATCGCTTCTGCACGGACCTTGTCGACTTCACCGGCATCCACCAGCTTTTTGTCGTCGTAGTTTTTGATGGTTTCGAGAGCTTTGATTGCCGCTTTGGGGTCGGAGATGCCTTCAAACGCTTTCAAAGCGCCTTCAGCGGCCTCTTTTGCCTCGCGGTGCGACTTTGCTTCACCATTCAGGCGAGAGATCGTCTGTACGGTTCCGGCAGCGTCGAAAGCAACCTCTTTACCATCGTCATGCACGTAGACAGGCTTACCATCGGATACGACTACATGGCCGTTCTCGTCGAGTTTCAGTTTCATAGCGGGTTATCCAACCTTATCGGTGAGCCATCCGGCCCGTTGCGCCGTTCCGCATCCGCAGATTTCGGCAATAAAAAAGGCCCATGCGTGAGCATGAGCCTGTGTCATTCGACCCGGGTATCAGCCGGTCAATGTCGTTTTAGTTTCGCCGGGACGCGGCGGCTGCTTCTCGATACGGGATTTCTCGTCCGCCCAGTTCAGCTCAATGTCTATCAGTCCACGACGCTGCATTTCGTTAAACAGCGTCTCGTTTGATAGTGCATTGGCGACATTCATATCCATCAGCAGAGCTGCTGAAGCTTCTGCAAGCGTCGCCGCCCCGAAGTCACGGAAGATGGTCACCGTGCCACCATCTTTTTCTTTAATCCACTCCGCAGCGTACTGCAGGGCCAGATTAGCCGCGTCGGTGAGATCGCCAACAATGCGCTGTAATGCGCAGGTACCAGCCTCATTATCAGTAACCGTCTGGGCCACGGTCTGCCGCCCCGGCTTAACAACAAGTAATTCCGCACCAATCTGACGCATCAGATCTTCCAAGTCGCGCAGGTCGGTGCGCCCAGCTTCAATCGCCTTACCGGTATGCTCTACATACTTCAGGTCGGCAGCGTCTTCATCGGAGACAATCGCGTTTGCAGCGCCAACAGTGATCGGTGCATCGCCAAGTTTGCGGCCAAAGAGAATAGGCACGCGAGCAACATGCAAGATAGTCTGCTGATCGCTTCGTGACTGCCAGTGCTCGATGTTGAGGAAGGCTAGCTGTGCCAGCGGCGGGCGGGATTGCATGAAACCACGCTTATCACCGTAGACAGGCACAAACGTGATTTTCTCCAGGCTAGTTACGCCTTCTTCATGCAACTGCCATTCCATGACATTTGACGCATTCAGCTTCTGGCGATAGGTACGCCACCGGCCCGGATTCAGCACGCGAACCTGCTCAATTTCCTTCACAACAAACTCATTTTCCGGGTCGCGCTCGCTCACCATCTCGACAAAGCGGAGCATGGTAAATGTCTCTCGCCCGTCGATGCGTTTTGAGTCGAAGTCGAGCAGGCTGTTTGCCCCAATCTTTGCGAAGTACGGGCGCAGTCCACGCCTTTTCTCTTCTGCTACCGACAGGTTTCCTTCAGTCGGCGGGTGCTCAACCAGAATCCCGCAGATACCGTTAGCCATCACCTCCTCACAAATATCAGCCAGGAATGAATGCAGGTTAGTGCCCTGCTGGTCGATATCCGGGAACATCTGCTGAATGCGCTCTGGTACCTTCTTCTCATCCCACGAAACCGGGCGTGAAAAGGGCTTGCCGCTTAGCACTTCGACGGTGCGCGAAAAGGCAGGAAACAGCGTGGCAGTGGCGAGGCGATTCTTGTAAAAGCCTTCATCCTCATTGGGCCACTTTGGCAGATAAGTTTTACCGGCATCGCGCATTGCAGAAGTGCCGCCCAGCAGAACGGCGATCATCGGCCAGCAACCGGCTATGGCCTCGATTTTAGCGGACCGCTTGCGAACGTCATTACTCATTGTGATTTCCGGTTAGGCAGAGAAAGGTCTTATGGTTACGCCTTTCGGCTGGAACAATTCAGTTATCGCCCAGACCAGTGCATCAAGGCGGTCAGGTGACTTTTTGGCAGTTGCAGGCACATATTCCATCAGCTGATTTTCCAGCGTATAAAGTCCTCCCCGGTGCGCCACCCGCCCCTGCTCATAAAGCGCAGATATGGGCTCAGCACGGGCATACTTACCTTTGCTGGCATGCACACGGATGATGCGGCCGGTATACCCTGCATTACGCAGCGTATCCTCGGCCATGTCGCCGCCCTGGTTGGTCTCTATCACTATCGCTTCAGCACGGTGCTCGCTGTAAGCCCAGATAGCTTTTTTAGCCCACCCGTTTGGTGAGAATTTACCGGAATAGTCACCGTCTACAGAAAACAGGCGCTCATTACCTTTGCCGTATGAGCTGGCCGCAACAATACCCGTTTCATCGCTATCCTCGTTGTTCACGGCCTGAGGGTCTATGGCGATAACGGTACGGGTTGATTCGATGGCTATTTGCAATGCGTGAGCATTGGATATCATCGCCTCGTTCCAAAGAGCGCCCTCAGCATTGAACCGTCGCGGTTTCTGCATGTACTGCGCCTCAGCCGTTCTGCGATGCGAGAACAGTGCGACACGATGCGACTCATTATGCTTGAAGGGCCACAGCCAGCCATCAGGCAGGCCATGATCAACTGGAATGGCATGAGTGTTCTCAGGATATAGCGCGCTGTAAGACTGGCTGTTGTCGATGATTACTGGCAGGTTGAGATGATGCCACTGTTCACCACTGCCGCCACGAAGCAAATATCCGCTTAAATCCTGATAATGGATGCGCTGCATAATCACGATCATCGGCGTTGTTTCTATAGCCAGTCGTGACTTTATCGTTTCGTTAAATCGGTTGTTAACGCCGTCGCGCACTGTTTCGCTATAAGCATCATCAGGCTTAACCGGGTCATCGATAATTAATGCGCCCTGCCAGCCCGGCTCCATATGACCGGCACGAAAGCCCGTAACCTGACCTGCCGCTGATGATGCATAAACACCGCCGCCAAACTCGTTCCACCACATCGCCTTGCTGTCCGCATCGTCGCGCAGCTCCATCGGCCACATGCTCTGGTAGGCTTTCGACTTAATAATGCCGCGTGATGTAGATGAGTTCAGCAGCGCCAGATTGTGTGAGTACGATAGATGCATGAATCGGGCACGGTTATTCAGCGACAGGCCACGACCCATCATGTTGATGGTCGCCAGTTCAGTTTTGGTATAGCCAGGAGGGACGTTGATGATTAGCCGGGTTATCTCACCACTGATGACGCGATCCAGCGTCTGCTGTATAGCCTCATGGTGAGGCGCAACAATCATCTTGCCGCCTGTGCGCTGCTTAAAGAAGTAGCGGGCGTAATACAGCCCATCCTCTTCACATTCTAACCGGCGCGCATAATTCTTCTGCTCAGCAGTTGTCATCCTCCAGCATCTCCCGCCGCGCAGCTTTGTATTCATCTTTTGTCAGTGCAGCCACTTCAATCGGGCCGCCGTTCTTGCCGGTGTGCTCGTGTGACGCCTGCTCTTTAAATGCCATTACGCTTATGTGTTTACCGAGGAGCTCAAGATTTTTGACCTTATCAGGCCACTTAATTTTCTTGAGGATATTCTCCATCGTCGTTTCATCGAAATTGGTAACAGTCGTCAGAATATCTAATCCGCTTAGCGTAGTGCGCCAGACCTTCGGCCACTCGTGAACCATCTTCAGTCCGCCGTCATCTTTCAGAATGTCGAGCACGTCCATTTCGTCAATTTCAACGAGACGCCGCAGCACATAGTCTGCATTTACCTCTACCCTTTCGTTGCGCTCTGATTTAAGGTCAATAATGCGTTGCGCAATGTCAGGTTTTGACAGGTTTTCAGATCCGGTGCGGTTTGCAGTCTTCTCGCTGTACCCCGCCCGAATTGCCGCTTGCGTGGCGTTCAAATCGATGAGGTACTCGCGACAGAACATTTCTTGTTTGTCGGTGAGTGCCATAGTTAACCTTTGGGATAATCAAATGAGCATAAAAACTATTGCAGACCTATCTACGCCTCTAAATTCTGAAGCGGACAATCTCCATAATGCATCGAAGAATTTACATGAAATCTTGCTGACCTACTGGAAGTCAGACCGCGGCTTAAGCAGCTGTAGCCAAGCTGAGCTCGATGAAAACAGTCACTTTGCAATTAACATTCCCGCATTAAAGTTTTGCTGTCTCAGTAAGCAGCGACTTGTATTCAGAGAGAAGAACTTATTAGCTGAGATAGATTTCCATGTTCATAACAATGAAACCGACATTTCAGTTTTAAAATGCTATTTGGATACGTATGGAAATATAAGCTTTGACGAAACCGATGATATCTTGGATTTCTACAGCGACCCTTATGTGCCCGCAAAAATTTTAAGCAAGCTTTTCAGTGCCGCATCAAACAAAAAAATTATATCCATTTAATTGTTATCCCATCATCAGGCGCACTCGGAAATGCGCCTTGTGATGAAAGCCGTTGTGAAAGTGGCTCTCTGCCGACGCAGTTTTGCGTTGGCTATGCCGCCTTGTCTTCCATGAGCGAAACCATATCAGGATCCATCTGCTCGATAATGCGATCGCGGGCATTGTTGAGTAGCGCCTTACGTCCTCCACGCCCCCATTTGTTCATAGTGCGAGCGCATCCGCTTACCTGCTCGGTTTCTGTTGCGATAAGCAGGTCGAGACGGTTTAGCTGGCTCATGCGACTGATGCCATTCAATACAGCTTCGCGAAAGGTTTCATAAACCCTGATTTCGAACTGCGGACTCAGCCATGCGGCATAACGTATAGCCACCAACTCGAGTCCCCAAACGCCTTGTTGCAGGCCACCTTTGATGATTTGTACCGAAGCGCATTTTTGTGCTTCGGTCAAAGCCTGAGCAAATCGCTTTATTTGGGCGCTACGCATGAAGAGGCTTGGCCTTTGAGAATCATTTGCCTCACCCTTCAATACTGCAGCTGCATGCAGGTCATTCAGGTTGTAGCGCCCTTCGCTGTCTACACGTACTGATACGCCGTTTACGATCACGGTTGGATATGTCATTGCGATTACCTTTTAGAAAGATGAGCCTGTTCGCACAGAAAAGCCGCCCCGAGATGGTCGCCACCATATACGGCAGTTCTCAGGCTCAGCTTTCTGAAAGACTCGGGAGTGATATGCGCTGCGATGCGCGGAGGTTTACTGCGGACACAAAAAAGCCCCGACAGGAGAATCCTGGCAGGGCTGATTTTCGGGCAGAAAAAAGCCGAGATACGTATAAACGTAGCCCGGCCATTTTTGGAGAATTTAGCGCAATTTATTGATTTTATCAATAACCCGCTTAAAGATACTTCTTCGCCAGCGCTTTCAGATCATCTTTAGCTGCTGCACCCAGTTGCGCTACGCCGCTCTCAACGAATGCCAGTGCAGCTTCAAAGTCCTGCACACCTGATTTGATTTCTGCTGCCGGTGTTGCGGTGGCGCTGCCTTCGGTGACGGTAGTTACTGCGGCCGGATCGGTTGTCACAACAGTTGTATCAGTGATTGGTTCGCTCACTTCGCTTTCCTTTTTGGTGATGAGCCATAGCCAGGCTCGCTTGAAGATGTTCATTTAGGCTCTCCGCACAACTTCACCCAGACGTCGTTGTGATCGTTAATGGCTCTCACAGTCCGAATATCCATCAGGTCGGCGTCTTTGCCGTGGGTGCGGATAACGGAATCCTGAGTGCAGAGGGAGTCGACGGTTGCGACCGGTGTGTCAGTCGTTGGAGTTGAATCGTGAGTTGCGCAGCTTGTCACGCTGAGCAGAATCACTGAGAGCAGCATTGGTTTGTTTGACACTGTTCGCTTTCTCCGTGTTGTCGGATTGCTTCTTCGCTACAGCCTGAACCTGTTCAGACTTGACCCCAGCAGCTTTAACGTCTGCTTTAGCCTGCGTCTGAGTGGTGCCGATTTTCTTGCCGCCAAAGTAGGCGCTGACCAAAGCGGCCAGCACTGCCAGTCCGGCGAGAATCTCTGTCCACCAGCCGGATAACAGTGAAGTGATAAGCGTCATGGCTGACTCTCCATCTGATTTTTGCGATCAAGTAGCTTTTGCTGCCGAATGAACTGGGATATGACACCCATCGCTACCAGAAATGCGCCAATCAGCCCGAGGTAGTTATGCGGCAGCATGTCTTTGATGTCTGGCGGCAGGCTTGTCCATGCGTCAAGCGCTGCAGATGGAAATGACTGTACCCATGCGCTAAGCATTGATCCCAGCGATGCCAGCCACACCGACCATGCTTTGAAAAGCAGTCGCGCATGTGCAACAAATTCGACACTGGTGTATTTCCGGATTAGCAATAGCGCGATGATGATCGCAAATATAATCAGGAGCCAGAAAAGGAAGGTCATATCTTCCCCTTGTAGATGTCGTATGAGCCGGTGCGCATTACTTCAGAGTGGCGGCGGGCACGCGCTGGGGTCTGCTTAGCCCACAGGCTATTAAGCATTCCTTCAGCTGCACCCGTGAAGTTGCCATTGGAAATCATGACCAGCGTGTTTTTGAATGCAGCCAGACCATCGACGCCCATCTGGTAAGCCATGCTGTACAGGACATCTGCACGCGCCGGATTACATTGCTTAAGGGCTGCATAGATAGCCGGTCGGCTGTTCATATCCAGCACCTTCTCATCCACAATTACCTGCTTCCACACATCCCCTACTTTGCGGGGAACGCGGAATGTGTAATTACTCAGCGACGCACCTTTCGGACCGATGCGGATACCGCCCGCCACCGTGGGAAACCCCAGCGTATCGAGATATGGAGATTCAACGTAGCCCTCTTCAAAATTGAGGATCGGGATGATCTGACTCATTTCTTAATGTCCTCTTTGACTTCCCGGTTGATTTGCTGCGGCAACTGGTCGACTTTCTTTTTAATCTCATTCACCGCCAGGTCACGCTTAGTGGCGCGGAGTGAATATTCTTTGGATGCCACGAAATAACCGGAGAATGCGCCAGCAAAGAAAATGCCAAGCGACGAGCTGATAACGATTAGCAGTACCTGCCAGGTAATAATGGTTTCGCCGGAGGAATTCTTTATGCTCATCGCGGAACCCTCAGTGATGTTCGAAGCTGTGTGATTTCTTTCACCAGGTTCATATTCGATGTGGTCAGCTCACTAACCTGTTGCCTGAGGCCTTCGTTCTGCTTCTCAAGGAACATCTGGGAGCTTTCAATGATCTTCAGTCGGGCGTCTGTTTCGGAGATGGTTTTCCAGTACTGACGAATTGTCTCGTCACGCTCTTCAATCTCATCCCGTAGGGAGCCATTTTCTATCTTTGCTTCGCGCAGCTGGTCGCTCAGGAACTGCAGCATGTTTACCTGCTGCTTATCGTTGGCGTTGCTTGCCTTGCTGCTAATCCAGTAGCGACTGAACGCCATCCAGCCATTAAGGCCAACGGATAGCGCACCACCGACACCGAGAAGTGTTTCTTTTGAGAAGAGTAATTCTGTGATCGCCATAGCCGTCTCCGGCAACCCGGTGAGACCGGCCTATTGCTGTTAGAAGAAAAGATCGCCTGCTACCACACAGGAAAGGGTGAGAGTCGATGATGATTGGTAGAGGCGATAAACAAGAAAGGCCAGCTCTATGGCTGACCTTTTGAAATACTTTGCACAACTTAATCATCAGCCGAGTTGCCAGCGTTAAGGGTGCAAATCAGAGAAGCATAAAACAATACACACAATACACACTTAGTTATTGCTCTGGGTGTGTATGGTGTGTATAATTACTTCATCAGTTAACGAGACGGAGGAAGATTGAAAAGTTCGGAACTGATAAAGCTGTTAGTTAAAAACGGCTGGCAACTAGACAGAGTGAAAGGAAGTCATCACCAGTTCAGCCACCCGGATTTCGCTAACATAGTAACGGTTCCGCACCCTAAGAAAGATTTGAAGACTGGTACAGTTCACCAAATCATGAAGGATGCGAAACTTAAATAATCAGGAGCCGCCCGCAAGGGCGCTCTTTCTGCGTGAGGTGAAAATATGTTGTATTACGGTGTCGTTGAGATTGACCACGACAAAACAGCCAGCGGTTATTTTCCCGGCATTACTGGCTGCATTTTTGCAGGCAATGATATGCGGGAAGCACTGCAGGACGCAGAATCGGCGCTTAATGCTCACTTTGAGCTGATGGCTGAAAAGGGTCTTTCCATTCCTGAAGCAAATGACATTCCTGATATTGATTCAGGTGATTATGGCGAAAGCGGATTGAAAGTAGTGATGATCTGCGTCGACATTGATATCACTAAGTATCTGGGAAAGTCTGAGCGCATTAACATCACCATGCCACACCTTCTGATTGAGAAGATCGACAGGGCTGTAGGTCAGGACTCACGCTATACCAGCCGCAGCCATTTTATTGCAGAAGCAGCACGCAAAGAGCTGTCTCACCGCTAACTATTTCTTCCTTCGTCTCGGGCCGCACATCGCGGCCTTTTTTCTTATCCTCTACAGGGTATACGGCAAGGTTTATCCGCTGCAGGGGATTGAAATAAAAAACGCCCTCGCAGTTGGTGAGACCGCAGGGCGCTTTGACTATCACAAATCGATGGAACTGACTGGATTTAAGTTATCGCTTTAAACAGCAGCGCGCAACTTCAACTGTTGAGAATCATATCCCCAGCTTCGGGAAAAGTAAATAGCCCACGATAAAATAATGAGCTATTTCCGATTGCGCTATCCGGTCACCTTATTCAGCGCGGCATTGGCCGATGATTCCTCAATCTCAACCTTGCCGATCAGCCCGTCATAAAATGGTTTAACCGACTTCTTCCAAGTGTCGAGTGATATGGCATCAGTCACCCCTTCAACCATGCGATGAACGTCAGTTGACGGGATACGCTCATATCCCCGACCACAGCATCGCTTGCAGTCACCCATGACCGGCGCGCCCTGTTCTTCGGTCAGTTTTCGGTCGACAGCCCGTCCACGTCCATTGCAGTCACGGCACGATGATGAGACCACGCCCTTCCCTTTGCATGATTTGCACAACACGCGCTCAACATCACGGACCTGATAACTGGTGTTTTGCTGCAGGCGCTCATCGAGTCGCTTAATCTCCGTCACATTGTCCGGGCGCTGAGTACCGAATCTAGACTTCGTGGTGAAGACTTCTGCCTCGATGAACCCTTTCGCCTGGCAGCACTCGCACGGTTTGACGCTGGCGGCGCTGCGGCAATAATCCATGTACGCATAAGTTGCGAGAGTTTGCATCACGGCTGGTTTAACATCTGGGTCTAGCTTGCGAAGGGCGGCAACCTTATCGCAGGTACTCAAGGCATATACAGTTAATAACGATACGGCGCGTCGGGCGTCGTTATCGCTTACTCCAACCTTACCCATGAACGCACTGTAACCCAGCGGAGCACGGCTTTGGGTCATTCCCATGGCAGCCATGTAGTCAGTGCCAGATAACGCATCTGAGGCTGTTGCAGGCGGCATACCGGCAAAGCTAGCCGTCTTCGGGAAGTGGTACTTCACAGTTGCTTCAAGCCCCATGGTTTGCTCCTCTCAATTTCATCTCCAGCTTTATAAGTCGATAATTAATTTCCGCCATGCCCGGTATTCGCATCAGTCTTAGCCTGAGCCACTTCTCTCTGAGGTATTGGGTCATGCTGGCCTCCTGTTCCAAGCTCTTATTGCGTCGCGCTTGGTGGGATAGGTGAGTGTTATTGGCTTGATTACGCACGCTGCTGTAACGCACCTCGCATAAACGCCTTCACCATCTCCATCCAGCTCGGCCGGGCCACCACAAAATGGACAGGCCAGAAGCGTCGTCCACTGCGGAAGCTTCAGGTCAATAATCATGCTGCTTCCCCCTGCTTTACCAATACACGGAGCAAAGCCCTGTAACGCGCCCGGAGGCTGTCCAGCTCTTCTCTGGTGTACCGGTGAGGTTCGTTGTTTGATTCGAGCGCCAGAACGCGCTGAAGGCCGATTTTGGTGATGAGATTGATGCGGTATGGACTAATGTTGCCTGACTGATGCGTATTGCACGCACTGCACTGGCTGTGAACATTGTCCTCATTGAAACGTAATTGCGAAGCCGCTGCAGTTGTCCTGTAATGCCCTGCGTGATAGCTGACTGCTGTTGTGCTTCCACAGCTGATGCAGATATTCCCGTCCCGCGCCCGGATGTAGTCGTTAAATACCCGCTGGGTCATGTTTATCCAGTGGCTTAACGGTTTCACATCGGCTTTGCGTTTGTTCCATGCGGCGCGCTGCTCTTTCTCCAGGCGCTTTTGCTTGCGCTCGGATATCTGGTTGGCGAGTTGGATGGCACATTTGGGAGAACAGACGGTCTGGAGGCTATTGCGGGGGAAAAATTTTTCAGGACAGCATTTGCACTTCTTCGGCTTCGGCTTCGGCTTGGTGCCTTTAGCCATCACTTTCTCCTGTCATGTCGAAGTTCGGGTCGAGGAGCAACCACAGGTCGAGGCATGAGCCACAGGCGTATACTTCGGTATCCAGCAATTGAGCACCACAGCCAGCGCACACAGAAGCAGATGGCTCGCCAGCGCCAGTAGGCTGACTTGATTGGCTGGTCCCGTTCGTGGTCTTCATAGCGGCGATCTACCTCGCAGTTTTCGCAGTTAGCCCCGTAGTGATACTTGTCTTCTGAGGTGAGGATGGCGTGGCAGCGGCAGCAGCGTTCACGCATTGGATTTATCCTTCTTGTTTTTGTAATAAACAGCCCATCCGATAGCATCGATTTTCTTCCTGCCTTTCGCATCAACTAGGTAAATACCATCGCTGCAGGCATGCTCTTCGTTGACCTGCTGAATTAGCATTTCCAGCTCTTCGTATGTCAGCGAAGTCAGCTTTTGCCTGTCATACCCGAACGTTTTGATTTTCATCTTCAGCTCCACATTGGGTTTCGATACTGCTTCGATGGCTTTGGCTCTTCACGGAACTCAGGCAGCAGTGCGCTCACCAGCCACAGGCGTGGGTCTGCTGAGAGTGTCTTCTGCGTTTTGATATTGCGGGAGGCGTAGCGGGAAAGGAGTTCGGTAGCGGTTTCGGTGTCTACAGGGTCGTGGCAGAACCAGGTTTCACGCATGATTCCCCCTTGCGGCCTTCAGCAACTCATTAAGGGTTGCCATCTGCTGGCTGACGCCAAAGCCTGCCTGCTCATTCGCCAGTCGGTAGCGGCATGCGTTATTGCGTCCGCCCGTGATGTGCTCCCGGATGACGTGATGACCGCCACAGAGCGTATTGATGACATTCGATACGTTGGCCCGATTGGTTCGGCACCGCTTGCATACCGAATCGACGATTTCAAATGTCTGATGCCAGTTTCCATCTGATAAAACATCCAGTACCGCAGTTTTAACTTTGCTCATGCTGCACTCCCGAATCTTCCAGCCCATTCAGCCGCGCGCGCTGACTCGTCGCTAAACCTGACGTTCTGCTCGGCACCGAAGGCATGGATTAAGGTGATTAAATCTCGCATCTCACTGACGCGCATTTTGCTTGTTGACTGGCCCAGCACTACAAAGCCGCCATTGATACCCGGCACCGTCTCCTGCCCTTTCAAGCTGGCGCTGAATATGTGTTTCCAGCTCTCAGAGTCGAGTTTCTTCCCGTACCAGACAACCTGGCTTGATACGTCATGCAGGCAGGCCCAAAGCATGCGGTTTTGCGCGAGGCTTCTGGTGTCTTCCTGAATGGTTACCTGCAGAGGTTTGTCGGGATTGGCGGGGAGTTGCTGGATGGCGATGATGCAATTCTGTCGGATGTTGCTGTCACGCAACAGGTAACGTTGAGTCTCCATCGCGTTTCTCTCGCTTTAATGCGTCGCTGAGTAACTTCCTGATGCCGTGGCTCAGGCACATTGAGTCGGGATAGCGCTTGGCAAAGATGGTGATGTCATTTGCCAGCTTATCCAGTTCGGCGTCTGATATGACGTGCTCAGAGCGTTTTAAGGGGATTACGTTGTTCATGGTTTGCTCCAGTAATCTTCAAGAGAAACTCCGAGGCGGTGTAGCCAGTCAGCCAGCTTCAGCATTGATTCTCTCTCGCTAAGACCGCGTGGAAAGTCTTCCAAAGATATGCTTGGCCGGAATGAACCGAAGCAGTCACGCTCAACAGTGATGCTCTGTTCCAGTGTGGTTTTCCAAACGCTGCTGTTGTGCCGTACCAGATAAACGGACCGGGTTCCGCCTTCCTTCACATCAAGGGAGTAATCCGTAAGAAGCACCTGATTTCTGCCACCACTGAGCCGCATCCAATTCATATCACTGCTCTCCTTTCTGATTGGTGGCCCGCTCCGGGATGATGCGATAGGCGATGATGTCAGAGTCGTACGCAGCATTGCTACGACCCCAGTAGTAACCTCCAGCCTTCCTGATACTGCCGCCAACGCCGCCATCCCGAAATTTAATTTCAACATTCGCATTACTATCAACAGGGCATTTACCACCATCCCACTCAATCCACTCACCCTCACCCCGCTCCTGCTGCTCCAGTATGGGGAGTGCAATCCGGTAGGCCTGCAGGTGTGAGACTCTTGAGGAGCTGCACCCTTCAGATGTTTCCAGCGCTTCTAATATCTCAATCCACTCTCTGCACTTCTCAGCGGTTAGCTTTTGCATTGGTGGCTCCTTGGTTGAGTGGTGCCATGCTGAGGAGCACGTAGCCCGGCAGATATTCACCAACATCAGAAATGTGAGTTATGACTCGTTCGCATGCATCGCCGGTGTAATCACCATCCCACTCCATGAGCAATAGCGTGTCGCCAACGTTGAATGGACGGTCGCTTTTACGTAGCTCCGCAGTTTTCAGCTCGTCCAAAACAGGAGTGAAGTGCTGCGGTAGAATTTTTAGCTCATGAATCATCAAAATCCTCCCCGTTTCTGGCCTTTGGCTGGCTGCTGCTCATCTTCCGCATCAACCATCAGGTCGTGTGCTTCGCGCGCCAGCATATCGATAGCGCTCAGGTGCGCCCGGAACTTCTCCGGCGTCAGGTCTCGCTTCTTAGCCAGGTCGATGATCGCCAGCTGCAGATTGCGCGCCTGAAGCATCAGCGGCTGTGTGATTACCAGTTGAGTTACCTGTGTCATGCGACACCTCGCGAGCGGTAGGATTCCCAGGTGAAAGCGAGTGTGCAGCCGCCGCCATCGTTCATGCGGTCGATTACGCGCTCACCGATGAAGGCAGCCAGCTCGTCTTTAGGCAGGTTGCTAATCAAGATGGTCGGCATCATGCGCTCATAGCGGGTGTTGATGATTTCGAAGAGGATCAGCTTCTCAGCCTCACTGCCGAACTGCACGCCCACTTCGTCGATGATGAGAAGCTCAGGGTCGGTGTAAATCCGGATAACCTCAGCCTCAGTGCGTTCAGAGTTCTTAGACCAGGTCGATTTAAACAGGCGTGCAATGCGCAGAGCCGTCGTGAAAAGCGCGGAATTCTGGTGCTCGTTGATGACGTGCTTTGCGATAGCCAGCGCCAGATGGTTCTTTCCGGTTCCCGGCTTACCGCACATCACCAGGCCGCCGCCCTGCTTCAATCGTTCAGGCCATTTGGCGGCATAGGCTTTGCAGAGCTTCAGGCATCGCGCTGCGTCGTCGTTGACAGGCTGATAGTTATCCAGCGTTGCGCCGGCAAAACGTTCAGGAAGCTGCAGGTCGCCAATCATCCGGTCAATCTGGCTTTGCTTCCAGCGGCGCTCTGATGCTGCTTCGTCGGCTTCGAGCTTTGCCAGCTTTTCAGCCAGGCACGACGGGCACTCGCTTTTGGTCTCCAGTACGCGCGTCAGCAGATTGGCTTTCTTGCAGCGCTGCTGGAATGCGCCGTGCTTGTCACATACCGCCTGAATCTCTTCAAACGTTACGTGATCCAGTACCTTTGGAGGATGGCTAAGGTCATCCAGTTTACGGCGTACCGATTCAATTTCAGTTCTGTAGTCCATAGTTAGCCCTCCATCCAGGCTGGCATTTCAGTTGTGCCGTAGTTTTTGGCAGCGAAGTTCTCGTTGACTGCACGGCGCGTTGCCTGAGCTGGTCGCGATCCGGCCTGCTTGTTCTGATAGCTGAGCTTCTGGCTTGCAGTGATAAACCAGTTCTTCGGCTTTTCGTGGGTGAACTCGATATCGAGCTTCTGCAGTTCGTAGTTCAGGTCAATGTTCGGATAGAGCAGCTTCCAGGCTTCGTAGTCCTTGTGGTTTAGCCGAACGATATTTCCTTCGAATGCATAGCGACCTGACATCGCATGAACCGTTGCCTGACTCTCCACCTCGCAAGTCGCGTCAGCGGCTTGGGTGTTATAGGGAATCAGGTTAAGGGAATCAGGAATCAGGTTAAGGGAATCAGCAGGATTTAAATTGTTCTCAACCGATGCTTGCACTGGACTAGCACTGTGCTTTTCTGGTGCTTCTTTAATTTCAATAGGTTGCGAATTTATTTCTGATTCTTTTACCGTTTCAGCATCGTTCTTTACTGGTGCTTGTTCCGGCTCAGGCTGTGCTTCACACTGTTCTGGTATCTCGCTAGCCGCTTCTTTGCAGTGAGGGTTCTGGTGCTTATTCCAGTTTGAGATCTGGATGTATGCATTGCCTTCGACTGAATAGCGACTAATGAAACTGCGATCGTGTAGCTGCTTCAGGCAGTCGTCACAGTCCACATTATCGAATGGCAGAACGAGCGCTTTAATCTTTTTAGGGCGGTCATCTAATCGGCCTTCTTTATCTGCAATAGTCCACAGCCCAGCAAACAGCAGGCGGGCAAGTGGTGAGCATTCGGCCAGTTCATCATTAGTGAAAAAGCCTGGTTTGATGTTTCTGGATCTGGCCATTAAAAGCTCCAAGGTTTTCGCGGACCATAAGCCCCAGCCTCATTCAGCTGCTTCTCATGTTCGCGCATCATTTGAGAGGAATAAGATAGGAGTGGGGTTGCGCATGCTTTGTCGATAAGCAGCGAACAACCGCGGCGGTTTAGCTTCGTGATACTCTCAGCGGCAAGCTCAACCAGCCTTTTGATGGCTGCATATTTACAGCCAAAGACAGTGAGGTTCAGATCGTCCAGTAAGCCATCAAGCGACCATGGCTCTGACTTTTCCAAGCAAATGACATCGTGAGAGTCAGCAATCACTTCTAAAGGAGTGCTCCTTTCAACTAGTCCTTCGCCAGAAAAAACATCTTCAATGATATCCAGAGAGCAATGAAAGAATTCGCGGTTAGAGCTGATCCGATACTCTTTCAAAATCTCATGAATTACCGATTCATGACGCTGTGGATTGTCTGAATAGTAAGCAGAGTGAACCTCAAATGGGAAAGGTATTCCCGTCCCCTGAGATATCTGTCCAGCTCGGATTTCAGGTTCGTTAGTGGTCATGCCGATTTTATAAACATCAGGCATGTACTCATTTGACATAACGTAAACCCAGCCTGAAAGGCGCATATCCTTTGGCATTGGGAAGTTCTTTAATGTTTCACTATTTATTGTCAGTGGTTCATTGATGCTTTCACTGTTTACATATCCAGTTAGTCCTGGCATAATTTCCTCCAGTTATTTGTGTTCGCAAATTGCTATCAGGCGTCGAATGTTCCCGCATTCGGCGCTTTTTCTTTTCCCATCGCAGCTGCAACCGCTTGCCGGGCTACTTCTGCAATCAGGCTCGTTTCCCACACTTTCTCCAGCAGCACGAAAACCGTCGCCATATCGCGCAGGTTTAACCGGCTTACCTTCGATTCATGCCATCCGGCTTCATCAGCCAGAACGCGCTGGCCTTTGTGAGTCAGGCGACTGCGTAACTCTGTTTCTACTTCGTTGATCAACTTGCTATTTCTTGCGTGTTCCATGATTGATAATTTCCATGTAGGTAAATGATTGCGTGACATTGCGGTGAGCAAGTCACTTGGGTTTTGCTCCGACATTTCGGTGGGAGCGGCTTCAGAGTTTTAAAGAGCGGTAGTTCTTAAGCCGCGGTATCGGCTGACTTCATGTAACGTTGCGGGTAAAGAATCTGCATTTCGGTGATCTTCCCTTTGAAGAACCGGGACAGCTTCTCTGCCGTTTCGAGAGATGGAACCTGAATTCCCCTTTCGATTCGGCTGAGGTTTCCAACGTCAAGTTGCGTTGCGATGGCTACCTCAGAAATTGTCAGCTTTTTCTCTACACGCATTTTCCTTAATGGTGTTGGCATAATGCACCTCCTAAATGCGCTATACGCATAATATGCGAATTGCAAAATATGCGCAAGGCGCTTTGCGTGACGCGCATAAAAAAGGTTGAATATCCGCCATGAAAATAGGCGACAAGATTAGACAGATTCGCAAAGCGAATAAGATGACCCTGAATGAACTCGCGTTGCGCGTGGATAGCGACGTGGGGAACCTGTCACGCCTGGAGCGTGGGATGCAGGGTTACAGTGACTCATTAATCCACAAGATTGCGGAAGCTCTCGCAGTTCCTGTATCTGAGCTATTCTCTTCCAATGAGGTGAATGATACTGTAGATTCATACAGTATCGGTTCCATTATAAAAAAGGGGAGAAAAGATGTGTACAGGATTGATGTTCTTGATGTTTCAGCAAGCGCCGGAGATGGTTCACCCTCGAAGGATGTCGTTGAAGTCATAAGGTCTATTGAATATGTTCCCGATCAAGCAAGGGTCATATTCGGTAACCGGCCGGAGTCATCCGTGAAGCTTATTAACGTTCGCGGTGACAGTATGGAAGGCACTATTGAGCCAGGCGATTTGATTTTTGTTGATGTCGCTGTAAGCAGCTTTGATGGTGATGGCATCTACGTCTTTGACTATAACGGCGACATGTTCGTTAAGCGCCTGCAGAAAGTCAAAAGCGAGCTGATAGTCATATCTGACAACCCGCGCTATCGTGAATGGACCATCTCTGAAGAAGAAATGGATATGCTTCACGTAGCTGGCCGGGTCATGCTGAGTCAGTCCCAACAATACCGACGCCACGGATAGCCTCCCCTTTCGCAAATCAGCCCGCCTCGTGCGGGCTTTTTTGTGCCTGCTGCACATCCCGCCTAAAAATAAATCTCTTTCTGTTTCATACGCATACGCTAGGCCCCCGCAAAAACCCATAAACTGATTAATTATGCGCTTGACGCATATGCGCTTAACGCATAATATCTATCCCATCAGCAGGACGCACTAACCAACAGGATGTTGGGTCGCTCTTTAACATTGATGGGGTTTTTCTCCGCCGAAATGCGGGGAACCAAAGTGAAGTTGGCTTTGGGGTGTGATGAGGTGTGCTCAAGCGAGCTGCAGCGCCGGTCGACGCAAAGACCAGTGAATCGACTGTGTCACAGCAACTGGTGACCAATACAAAAACAGAGCGGCTGGAAACAAGCGAGTTAGCGACTCGGTGCTTCATTACACCACCTAAGCCAATTACCGGAGGTACACATGACAATCGTAATGACCATTCTGGCCTCTGATAACGCCAGAAATCGCCGCAGGGCAAAACGAGCATCTGAGCGTGCGCTGGCTTCAGGACAGCAGCGCATCAGCCGCATCGAGAAGGCTTGCTCCTCCCCTTCTCTGCGTGACAGGCATGAGAGCACATCGGTGTGTCTGCCTGATGTGGCGATTTATAACGCGGGACACCGCACCGTCCGCAAGGACGCAACGCATATCTATAAGTGAGGCGAGATGAAGCAACTTACTGACGAAATGGTTAAAAAAGTAATCCGTGATAGTGAGTCTGCGGTTCGCAGCGCGCGACTTGCAGAGGCTGCGGCAAAGCTAAAGCATTCCGAAGCTATTGGCGAGCTGGTTAAGCGTGGTTACCAGGTGCGCATGACATTCTGACGCAGCTGGCTATCGCAACTCAAAAGACATCGTAACGGCGAGATAACCGCATGAGTAAGCGACTTGAGATTCTGAAAGCGTCTCTAGCTAAGAAAGAGGCGCGGTTTGATGAGCGCCTGCAAAACCACTTTGACACTGTAGCTGAGGCAAATGGACAGCCACTCAACGACAAGCGCAATGGACGAGCAACGCTGAATAGGTGGGATAAGCAGAGCGATGCACTGAGGGCGTTGCAGGAAAGCATCCAGCGCACTAAGGACGCAATTGAACGTGAAGAAACAAGGATTGCGCTTGTAAGCCTGGTTGAACTACCCGCCTATATTCAGCAGGCGATTGATGATGGACTGATTACTCAGTGGCGAAAGCACCCGAGATTTTTCTTTGTGGTTGGCGTAAACAGTGCACGAATCGTTCTCGATGAAGATACCGGGATTATCGGCCACCGCTACCTGAGCAAAGTTTCAAAAGACGAATACCCCATTTTCCGGGATGTATTCAACAAGCTGAACCGGCAATGCCGGGAAGCACAACAGGCTGCCTAACCCGCAGCCTTTTTCACATCTGGAGGCACCATGTTAAGCGACGGAAACTGGTATTTCGGCTTGTTTGTGTTTGGCGTGCTGATGGTGCTGGGGTTTATAGCAGGAGGGAATGTATGAGCGACGATGAGATTTATCAGAAACTGAAATCAGGTGAGGCACCGCGCTATATCAAAGGCATTGAGGGGTTTGATGACTCTGAGTTGGTTCAGTGGATGGCCTCATACCATGAGGAGGTTAAATCTGAGCTTCTTGAGGCGCTTCAGGAAATGGTCGCCATCGTTAAAAAGCACACGTACCCGCAACCGGACAAACCATCGTCCACATGGGGCCGTATGGAAGCAGCCGAAGCTGTAATCGCCCGGGCATTTGGCCAGTAACCACTACAGGAGAGAGAGGATGCATGACATTGAAATTCCCGAAAGCTTTGATCCGGATTGGATTGCTGATCAATTGAGAGATTTGGCGGATAAGCTTGAGGTAGTGAATTATCAGGTTTCGCCTGATGAAGATACCAGCAGCATAGAGCAGGCAATTCGAATTGTGGAAGCTCTTCGTGATTACGCAGGCCACTGAGTGACACCGTAAAGCTGTCTGCTTAGACAGCTTTGAGGTGCTACGCACCAACGCTAAGAAGTTTCAACAGGATAGATAACCAGAACGTTTCATCCTTCGCCCTCGCAATGAGGGCGTTCTTTTTTACACCAACCAATTACAGGAATCACCCATGCAAGCTTTCGCTATAGCTGGGGCTACCCACATGGGTGGCTTCGGATTTAACACGTCTCAACTCGACCGTATCACCCGCCGTCTTCGTGCGAGCCTACGCAGCCTTATCAACTCACTTAACCAGAAAGGAAATCCGCTATGACCATTATCCCCGTAAACGGAACCATTCTGGTTCAGCAGGGCTGTAGCCACTTCAACAAGCTGTACGAAGAAGCATTTCCTGACACGAAGGAAGGTATGCACAAGGCCTATGAGTGGGCCTCTGTGATTTCATTGGGCTGGCACTCATGTCAGGACGACGACTGGAATAAGAGGTTCAACAACCATGCAGCATAACGAAGATGAGTTTGTCGCATTGATGCGCGGCATGCTTGGCGATTTAGCTGAGCCAATGACATATGAGCAGGCCGCAATGGATGCGGCTGCTGATTACCGTACGGAGCAGCAGGCAGAGCGAATGGGAGTGAGCTATGGAGGTTTATAAGGCGATCAGTGCTGTCGCAAAGGAAATGGCTGAGCAAGGCATCAGTAAGGACCGTAAGAACCAGCAGCAGGGGTTTAACTTTCGTGGCATCGACCAAGTGTATAACGCGCTTGCTCCAGTGCTGGCGAAGCATGGGCTAGTCATTCTTCCCCGCATCACCGAAAGAACCGTGACTGAGCGCACGACAAAAAGTGGCGGCGTCCTTTTCTATGTCGTGGTTAAGGCAGAATTTGATTTTGTCGCCACCGAAGATGGAAGTAAGCACACGGTCATTACCTATGGTGAGGCCATGGATAGCGGTGATAAGGCCACTAACAAAGCAATGTCGATCGCATACAAGTACGCAGCGTTTCAGGCGTTCTGCATCCCTACCGAGCAGACAGCGATCGATGCTGACGCCGAAGTGCATCACGTCGCCGCGCGTTCTCCAGATGACATTCTGGCTGACTTCACAGCACAGGCAGCTGAGTGCGCGACCGTTGCTGACCTCAAAGGAATCTACAAACCAGCGTGGAATGCACTCGCTTCCTCAGCTGATCATCAACAGAAGTGCGTCGAGGTGTTCAAAACCCGCGGCGCTGAACTTAGCAAGGCGGCATAAATGGCAAGTCGTGGAGTTAACAAAGTAATTCTGGTCGGGAACCTCGGGAAGGAGCCAGAGATTCGCTATCAGCCATCAGGTGGCGCGGTTGCCAACCTGACCATAGCAACGTCAGAGCAGTGGCGCGACAAGTCTACCGGCGAGAACAAGGAGATAACTGAGTGGCATCGGGTAGTTATCTTCGGAAAGCTGGCAGAGGTGGCTGGCGAGTATTTGCGGAAAGGATCGCAGGTATACATTGAGGGCCAGTTACGTACTCGCAAGTGGCAGGCTCAGGACGGCACAGAAAAGTACACCACCGAAATCCTGGTTAACGTTGGCGGAACACTGCAAATGCTGGGTGGCAAGCAAGAAGCTGGTCAGGGAAACCGACCTCAGCCAAATCAGCAGCAGCGACCTCAGCAGCAGGCTGGGCCATCTACTCCACCGGCGAACAATGAACCCCCGATGGATTTTGACGACGATATTCCATTCTGATTTTAACCCACTAATAAGGCACCGACCATGAACCTCACCGAACCTTCGGCGGACTCTGCACGCCCTGATGAAACGCAATCACAGCGCCTACCTCGGCTGGCTATGCAGGACGCACAGCAGCAGATAGCCGCCCGGTACGGTGAGCGGTGCCGGATTGAATCACGCACAACGGAATCGCTGGAGACGCGGCGCAGGGAGCGCGCCACGAAGGAATACGCACGACAGGCAGCCTTCTATCCGCAGTTGCCTCGCATCGTTATGACGAAGCCTGATGTTGTCTGGAATGACTATCAGACAGAGCTGCGCGGTCGCTTTGGTGCCGTAGTGCAGGACTAACTATTTTCGCCGCGGCATTGAGCCTGACAGCGGCATAAGGGGTAAGAGAATGAAAAAGCATTATTGCGAGCGTGACTTGCTTGAGATGGACAGAGCCGGAAATCATTACGGCAATCATGTAATGGCACTTACTGCAGAGCAGCTTCACAGCAAGTCTGACATTGCCGCTGAATTGGGCTGGCGCGATATGCAAATCGCCGAACTCAAAGCACAGCGTGACGCGCTTCAGGAAAAGTTCGACTTCAAGCAGAACCTGACTAAACAGGTCGTCGAACTGCAAAAGCAACGTGACGCGCTGGCGGCTGAGAATACGGCGCTGAGGTCAGGCGCAACATACTTTGCATGCGGTTCTGAATATGGATTCGATTTATTCAAAGACAAGCAGTCAGCAATTGACACCTGTGTAGAAGAAATTGAGCTTCACCGAGAAGGATACCTTGATGGCGACGGATGGGGTGATGAGGTAAGAAAAACAGCCTGGGGGATAGTGGTTCAGTCTGCTCAGGGTCGCGACGCTCAGGGCCGACACACATCTGATAGTCAGCATACCTACCAAACCTGTAATTATCGGCTGGAAGATGAGGTTCAAACCCCAGTCACCGACGCCTACCTCAACTCTGTGCGGGCTGAGGCTTTGCCTGCGGAAGTCGCTGAGATTATCGATAGCGGCGATTTGGAATCAATTCTGTTTGCTTCGGATGCGCCATTCTCTGAACAGTTCCGCATGGCTTTATACAAATTCCGCCAACTCCGCGCAGGAGAGCCATCATGAAAGCAGAAGAGAAGCAGGATGAAATGCAGCGCCGCATTGCTGCATGTGTTAATGCATTTGAGGGCATTCCGACAGAACGCATCGCGGGTAAGAACTTAGGCGAAATCCTTGCTGGCGAAATGCGACTCCATGGCGCAGGGCCTCGCGCTGATGGCGGATTCGGATTCGAGTTTTCTGGTGGAGTCTGCCAGTTATTGGCTGAAGCTTATGCCGATCAATTCAAGCAGTCTGGCGCCATAAATTATCTTGAGTTGCTATTCCAGCATTCTGACATTGGTCCGCTGACCATCACCATGCAGCGTGTTGAAGGTCTGACACCTGCCCAGAAGTTAGCCCAAGCCGAGGCGCAGCGTGACGCGCTGGCGGCCAAAGGTCTGGAGTTATGCCGTGAAGCCGCGCATGTCTATGGCAAGTACAATGTTACTCAGATGCCTGATATGGACTTGGTCGACTGTCAGACCATTCAGGAGTTCAGCGATTTAGCCGCCGAGATTCGCACAGGAGAGTCATCATGAAGCCATTGAGCGAAAGAATTAAAGACTGGCCGAGCGCTAAGTTTGTCGACTGGTTATGCCTAGCATGTGTCGATGTTAGAGAAATGCGAACCGAAGAAGGTGCGCAGGAAGAAATCAACAAAATCCGGCAAGCGGTGACTGAAAGACTTAAGCAGCTAGAAGACACTTTGCGCATAAAGCAGAACCATATCCGACTGCGTGATGCCTACATTGAGGAGCTGGAGGAAAGATTGGATGAGGATGAGCCGGAGTCAATTAAGTTGGGGCCAAAGATGCGCATCGATGGTCATGGCGTGCACTTCTATGCCTACCCATGCGAAGTGGTGGAAGACGCCATCCTTACCGCAGGCTACCGATTTGAGGTCGAATAATGCTTAACCGAACCCTTCCCGCTAGGCGACACATCGCATGGAGAAAAGCAGACCTCCGATGCGTAAAGAATAAGGATGCAAAATGAACATTCTTAATGAGCTGGTTGAGTTGGCGAATAAGGCAAACGTAGCCGGACAGGGCACGCCAGAAATGGTTGAGTTCCGCGTGGTCGCCAATCCCGACAACATCCTCGCCATTGCCGAAGCATTCCGGGCACTGGAGCAACGCGCAGAAGCAGTAGAGGCGAAGCTGGTGCCGGATGGCTGGCAGCTGGTTCCGGTTGAGCCGACAGAGGAGATGATTAATGCTGGCGATCAGTTCATGGATGGATTGTCACGCCTGGGTGATGCCTATGATGCCATGGTTGCCGCAGCACCCAACCCGTCCAAATAAGCGATATACTCCCCACAGGAGGACATCGCCATGTCACACAACTTAGCAGCACGCAGCAGAGAAGAGCGCGACAGGATTAACGTGGATTTAGCTGCGTCAGGAGTCGCATACAAGGAGCGCATGAATCAGCCTGTAATCGCCTTGGAGGTGGAGTTACAGCAGCCTGAAAGCCAGCGCGAATACTTCAGGGAACGATTGCAGCATTACAGGAACGTTGCGCTGCAGTTCCCGCGCGGCACTGACCCGGTTTATCAAAGGGAGGGAAAAGATTGAGCTTGTCTGCCGATGGTTGGTCAGCGATAGCTGCTGTCGCTTCTTGCGTTACGGCATTTGCTAGTCTGGCAATATCTTTCAAGGCTATGAGATTCCAAGCAAACTCTTTGATGGTTGAGCGCGAAAATAGACTGTACGAGACCCTTTCATCAGAGGCGGCTAGGGCTAATAATTATGTTGGCTCTTCCCCTCCAGATGAATGGAGCTTCAATGACCTGGCAAATGTTTCGAACTCAATGTACCACGCAAGAGAGAGAATTGAAGATTTTTGCAAGGTTTACCCCTCTTCCGATAAGGATAAGTACAAAAGCTATTTCAAATATCAATTACATCACTCTATAACTACTGAGATGAATGCTCCGTGCGGGCCGGAGGAATTCCTTTTGGCCTTTCCTGACTCCGAAGCGGAATCCAGAGTGATTGATAACTGGCATAGCAATCAGAGGTATTTTGATTATTCATTTATTGACGCCTCTGATTTAGACGATTGATTTATTCTCTACCAATTAACCTGCTCCGGCAGGTTTTTTTACGCCCAAATTTTGGAGATGACTATGAACTTTCCAGACCCAGCAGATGAAGCTGCAGAACGCGAGCAGCAGATGATTGAGATTGCCCTAGCTAACCGTAAGCATCCGGAAATGACATTTACCGGCGTCTGCTATTACTGCGAAGAGGCGGTGACAACAGGATGTTTCTGCGATGAAGATTGCCGCAGCGATTACGAGCGCATTGAGCGCGCTAAGCAGCATAGGAGAGTGGCATGAGCATTGAATGGAGTGGCGAAGGCCTGCCGCCGGTGGGTTGTGAATGTGAACTGGTAAACTTCTACGGTAACGATTTCCCTGAATTTGTTGGAGAGCATGGTGAGGAAGTGAAAATCATCGGTAACGGTTTTACCAATGGCTGCCCTGTTGCATTTTATGAAGCCGATGGCGGTCGAGGAAGTATGCTGGCTTATGCGGTTGAGCAATGCTTTCGCCCTATCCGCACCGAAGCCGAGCGGAAACGCGAAGACGCAGAAGTTGCAATGCGGTTATGCCTTAAAGGAACAGGATATGGCATGACAGAAGGCGCAGCCAAAACAGTCTTAAACGCCATCGCCGCTGGCAAAATCCCCCACGTCACCCTGAAGTAACCCCCAACCCACCCTATTCACTGTCGCGCTCTGCGTGAGGAGTTGTTATGTCCGTTATGAATTATGACCCGAACTTTACACTCTCCGGAAGGTTCGCCGATCAGAAGATAAAGCTGACGTTCGGGCAGTGGGATTATCGAGCCGAATTGTTTGCAGAGGTTGGTGGCAATTGCACTGGCCTGACGGTCATTGAGTCTGCAGTTTCGGCTGCTTACGACCGGCTGCCAACAATGCATTCATATGAAATGAAGTTCATAGAACTGAAGAACGGCGATGGAGATGTTTTGCAATGCGAAGACGTTTGTGATGACGGAGAGGATTGGCTTGGAAAGATGCTTGTTGCTGCGGAGATTATTTCCATCGAGCCAGAGGAATGAACACCATCCGCGACATCTCCCCCGGCGAGTTCACACTGTGGCTCGCCTTTTTTATTCTCATCGTGCTGGTCTGGAACTGGCCGCATAAGGAGTAGATATGCCGGACGAGGCATTCATGAAAGTCAGAGAGTACGCTGCGCTTATCAGAGTGTCAGCGTCAACTATCTATCGCGACCCGGCCCGGTTCCACATGTTCAAAGTGGGCGGTTGCTGGCGCGCCAATTCAGAGAGCATGAAAAAGTTTGAACAGCAGGCAGCAAACGACAACAATGTTTTCCGGCTGGCTGTTGTAGGCGGTAAGGAGAAGAGGAAATGCCGATCTACAAACGAGGTAACACGTACTGGATTGATATATCGAAGCCAGACGGCTCGCGAATTAGACGCTCTGCTGGCACCAAAGAAAAAGAGAAGGCACAGCAGCTGCACGACAAACTGAAGCACGAAGCGTGGGCTGTGAAGAATCTGGATAAGCGACCGGAACGCCTGTTTGAAGACCTGATCATGCTGGCCCTTCGTGATGCTGAAGACAACTCCAACATCGAGAACATCAAAATCTATGCCCGCTACTGGCATAGCCTTTTTGAGGGCAGGCTGGTTTCGTCAGTGAGCGGAGAGGAGATTACGGACAATCTCCCGACGCATAGCCGCATAACGCACAAGCGACTGTCTAACGCGACGAAGAACCGGTACCGGGCATTCATCATGCGTGGCTTCTCTCTGGCCTATAAGAGCGGATGGATTGACCAGATACCCTACGCGCAGACAATGCGTGAGCCTAAGGTGCGGGTCCGGTGGCTGGATAAGAATGACGCCAGATCTCTTATCGGCAACCTGCAGCATGAGTGGATGAGGAACCTGTGCTCATTCGCTCTGCTGACCGGCGCGCGCCTGCGTGAGATTCTGTCTCTCACCTGGCAGGATATCGACTTAGGGCGGAGGCGGGCAGTGGTGAAAGCGGAGGTCGCCAAGTCGGGCCGGGCAAGACAGCTGCCGCTGAGTGATGAGGCGGTACAAATTCTTAATCGGGTACCCCGCGATTTTGAATATGTTTTTTCTTCCGATGGAACACCTCACGACTATTTCGTGCGGAGTGACTTCAACCGGGCGCTGAAGCTTTCAGGAATAAAGGATTTCCGGTTTCACGATCTGAGGCACACCTGGGCGAGCTGGCATGTTCAGGACGGAACGCCGCTGATGGTTCTGAAGGAATTGGGAGGATGGGAGAAGCTGGAGATGGTGAACAAATACGCGCATCTGAGTGGTGAACATTTGAGCAGATTTAGCGGCGTTGTCACATTTCTGGCACAGGAAGGAAATTGCGAGAGTGAATCTGGCCGAATCACTCTCGTAAGTTGA